TTGACCCTGAACAAGATCGTCGTCTACGATGTCACGGAGGCTGACACCCTCGCCACCGTCTCCCCCACCACCTCCGACGTCACCACTGAAGTGGAGCTGCCGGACTTCCCCCTCCCCTTCTAAGGGGTGGCTCGGCTACGCACCAGTGTGCAATGGCAGAGTATACTTTGGTACTGTGAATGGAGTAAGGGGAGTTGAGGACAATCGTGTAACTATAGTGTCCGAGGTAACAGTTAATGATGCTTCTAGGAAAAAATAAAACAAATGTTTCAAGATGTTTGCAAAAAGTAGCAAAAGACTAAGGGAAACTCACTGCGCCAATTGAGATGCAAATTGCTTCGCGAAGCTAATAGGAGAGTATGCCCGATTCCTGATGCTCGGATTCCACGGTCTCATTGCGTTTTGAACGCGACGTGCGGTATTTGCACCCCGTCTACGGGCGTTCTGCTGCACTTTGCTCCCTGGTGACATCCTGATGTTAGTATTCTTTATGGCTCGATTGTTACCACCCGATCCTATCATCGCCTTCTCTTTTTGACCGACTGGGGGTTTCGTGAGTTTTTTTATTGTGCGTATCGGGTTCTTAGCGGAGTCTGCAAGGTTTTCGAATGATGTACCACTTCCTTTCAGGTTCTTATTGAAGCCGGGGCTGGGGATGCCCATTTTCTTATTGGCCTTCTGCACACCACCCAGGAAACTGGGCAAAAAGCTCTGTCTAGCGAATCTTCTTCCAAAGACCTTGAAAGACGTAAGTTTGTTAGTCAATTCTTCTATTTCGCTCTGAACCTCCTCCGGTTGCAGATAAGCATTGTTTTTGGATGTCATTAGATACTGTCTCACAATTTTTTGGAACATCTTTTTGGGCATAGGTCCCGTATTGCCTAGGAGGCGTAGCTTTGTTGATAACAAAAACATATCCTGTTGGATTGCCTTGGTGTTTCTTCTCGCCTGGTATTTAGCTATTTCAGTGAGCGCTTCTTGAGTGGTTAATCCCACGTGCAAATACAGATAAAATTGAATACATTTCATGATGTTGTATAATTTAGGGGATTTCAACTTCAATTCTAAATTTTCACCCTTTGATTGTAAATCACCAACAGCAGACAGAAATCTGTCCATCAAATCATTGAAATGTGTTCCTTTCAACAATGACCCGCTCTTGAATATAGGAATGCAAACATTTTCCATTTGTCGTTGTACCAGCCCGGCCACGCCTCCGGTAGAGTCTTCCAGTAAATTGTTGAACATAATCCTGGCACGTTTCTTTAACTGATTGTAGGAGCCATGACCAGGGTTTAGGGGCAAGATCAAAGGAATTACTGGTTTAGTTGGTCCATCAACAAATTTTTTGGAAAGTCCTAGCGCCCTCTCACTCCCTCCGTGTAGCAAGTAGTCGACTTTTCTGCCACATGCAGTGAATATATCACCATCAAGCATCATAAAATTGTCATCCAACGTCTCTGTATCCATTTGTACATCTTTTGAACTACGTTTTAGACCTGCCCCCATATGCTTTAATTTTGAATAATCTAAGTTCAGACCTGTCACTTTTTTAGGTCCCAAAGTTGATGAATTCCACTCGTTTGAAACGCCTAGTAAATGTTTTCTCAACTCTTTGTGTCTGACATTTTGATTTTTCAATTTATTTACATTGTATATGTTCTCAGAGTTCTTCTTGGACAAAAGGTTATTTGACAAGTTTTCGTGTTTATTTTTGGGTTTCGAATCTGGTGGGATGTTCAGTGCAGCATTCAGAACATTATCAAACGCACCATCTACAGGCTTGTTTATATTCAAGGTCTTTCTGGACATCAAGACACTATACTCCAATTTCGGTCCGGTAACTATTTGAATCCTAAAATTAACGTCAGCTGATGGGTACTGGTGCGGTTTATTTATGGTTATCCGTGGATTCATCTTTGCACCACTATCTGTTATTCCCCACCTAATTTGGTATGGGGATGTAGTGGGATCATCATCATACCCAGTTGCTTGTCTGATTGATGTAAAAACACCAAAGGCCTCCGATGGTGACATTTTTCCAATTCTCTGTCCCTTATATGCAGTTTTTATGTGACCGTATCTTCCTTGAGTACCATTTTTTGCCTCGGGTTGTAAAACGGTTGTACATATGTTATTGACCGCGACAAGCTCTAAATCACCCTTGATTCGTGACGGCTCGGTGCCGCCATTGCTCGAATGATAATTTGGATGTGACACTGGGAGGGCTGGAGGGGCGCATTTGTCACTGTAACACCCGAACGGCAACTGAAACGCGTCTTTGTTGATATCAGAACAGAACCACGAGCGACCCAGGCGGTGATAGCTTGTACTCCACGGAGCAGACGGATCTCGAGGGTTGCACGCATAACCATAACACGTCACACCCAAATTGTCTCCAAGGCCCAGATCTTTGAACTTAGTCAAAACTTCCTGAGGTTTCAAGGGTGTGTTTTTCTTTTGTTTACTATTCACAATTCGTAATTTGCTGCGCATATTCTCCACTCGTCGGTTATCGTACATTTCTCTCACTAATTGAATCCAGTATTCTTGTGCACCACTTGTCCCAAAAGATCTCAACTGCTGATTCCACAGTAAGTCGTCCGTAGAGGTGTTCACATTACCAATATTTCTGTTCTTACCCTTATTAATAAGGGAAAACAATATTGATGAAGATCTTTTCTTCCATTGATCATTTATATCAGTAATTGAAGCGAATGTTGGACTCCCCGGAATTGCGAATTCAATACTTGCTATGACTCGATATGTTCCATCGTCTTGTTTTCTGAATTGTGCCTCAGGTATTTTAGCATCTTTAACTAATTTTCGGACATGATCTGGAGTTAAAACAGTTCTTACTGGATCTAGTGTAGCAAAAACACCCCGTTTTCTTAGTCGTGCTCTTCCTCCTGCCCCCCCTGTTGGATCTTTTATGTAAAATACTCCATATTTTTGTTTTAATGCTTTGTTTTTCTCTTCGTTTGAAACGATCGAATTACTACCATTATTGTTATTCACTTCTTTGTTCATGTTTTCCAGGAAGAGTCCAGAGAATCTGTTATAGAGGGGATGTAATTCTGATCTAGTATTGTTTCTCGTATAATTTAAGTACAATGCCGCATTCAAACGTTCAACAAAAGAGTGTAGAACCAGTCTACGCTTTACTAGTCTATCTCCGAAAACTGTCCTAAAAGGGATCTGCTTTCTGTTCAACGACTCCACTACCCCTTGAAAGGGTACTAACTTTGAGGCCCTTGGATCTGATTTCCACTCGTCAAAATCCGATGCACTAGTCGAAACCACCCGTGTATCTTCACATTGCAACAAAAAGTAATGTTTTTTGGGTTGATTCTGTCTCTGGCTTGCATTAAATCTGGCTGCATTTTTAGCACCAGCAGCAGGCCGGGGGGCAGGGGCGAGTTGTGGTGCAAATGCGTGCGATGAGAACACAAGATGAGCGGTGTTGCTGTCCGTAATCTTCGGATAAGACGAACAAGTATAGTCTGTCGTTGCTTCATCATAATTGAATACACTGGTAGCGGCCCCCTTCATCTGATATACAGGTGATATCAAGTTTTGAGTTGAAGAGTGCAGACGTGCGTATGTATTTACTAAGAGGCTTGAGTAAGTTGTTCGTCCCGTGTCGTTCAAAGCTTCTATTTGCGCTCTGCTTCTTTTCTCTGGGGCCACTCTCTTGAGTTCGTTAGACACTTCCTTCTTTCTTCTCTTCAATTGTTCTAGAATTGTATTTAATTGTTGTTTTCTGCCCCTATTTTTATTTGTAGTACTATTAAGTCTCAAAAGCTCACGTTCCTTTTTCTCAATTTCCTTTTTGAGCGTCACCATATTGCTCACGTTTGAGAGTGACAGGTTGCTGCTGGCGTTTGTGAATATCATTCTTCGTTTCCTCTCTTTGTTGAGAGCCAGTTTGGCTTCTTTTGATGTCGATTTCAATAATCCGTGGTATTTTTTCAGATGTTTCAAGATCATTCTACTCATTTGACTACGAGTAGCCAGTAGTTCGTCTTCTCCACAAAGGTAACGTTGAACTATTTCTTCAGCTCTGAGCATAACGTCCTCGTAAATAAAATCCGCCATGGGGGCCCCATTGGGTATTTGAGGTGCGCTCTTCACATAATTGGTGTTATTACTATTCATGTGATGCACAATAATTGCATCAAGTATGCTATCACTAACTATCAATGGTTCACCCAGGTATCCGAATTGCTCCTTTGAAAAGTTTTCTACATTGTTGTAATTTGAAAGCAATTTAAGACCACTCCTATAATTTGCCAATCCCGGCATGTACTAATCTAGGGTTACATTTTTATTTCTTTGCTTCCGTGTATTAAAGATAGAGGTTTACAGTGAATAAAATGAAGGTATTCCTAATAAACTCTTTCAATTCTTCCAAATATGTAAAAAATGCTCAAAGACTATCTAATGAATTATATGCCAACGATTTTACTAGTGTCATTGTTTATGGCGGTGCATCTGATTTTGCTTGCTTGCAACTGTCTGACAAGAAATGGGTCATATCAATAAAAGAGAATCTTTCAGATAATAATGCATTTTTGGGATTTGAACGGGCATTCAATGTTGGCATGTTCAGAGAGAACGACTTCAAATCCGCAACATACATTTACATTCATGATACTTGCCAGCTTTCGGACAACTTCGTAGACAGAGTAAATCAGATTCCCGCTGTATCAGGCTGGGTTTTCGCTCACATATATGGACTTTACAATATTGGAGCTTGTGATCTGAGGTTTTTGCTTACGCGTGCTAACGACCTGAAGGGAATCACTCACATTCCGAAGGACAAAAGCATTGCGCTGGAACAAGGCGAAACGATAAATATTGAAGGACTCGAACTCAAACCATTGTTACACTACAGTCAACGCACACTCGCTACAGTCATCACCAATACGATTTCGAACTGTGACTTCATGTCCTTAAACGCAATTGGAGAATCAAGTGATTCTAAAAGGTTTGTCACATATATTGGTGCGTTGGGACTTTACAAGCTAGTTGGGTCACACGTTTCTTATTTCGTTCCTATATGGGCAACGCCCTCACATGAAGTGCGAACTCAAGCTGACTACGAGACCATGAAGGCGTCATTCTCAAAGATTCAATTGTCTATACCTGAGCATGCGCTAGGCACCATCACCCCGTGGATCCCATTGCCACCCTCCGTGGATTAGGGTTAGTTCACGCAGCAGAAGCGCCGCAGCCTGGTGGCAGAGTGGGACGGTTGTAGACGCGATCGTGCTCCTTGAGGAGTTTCATGAATGGGCCGTAGGAAGATATTCCAGAACTCGCCCCCGCACATATGTACGTGTTGCAGCAAGAACTTCTTGGTGTTGTCGGCAGTCTCCAAGGTCTCAATCACTGAATATCACATAATACCCCCTAGCTTTTCCTCCCACTCAGTGATGAAGCCTGAACCGTCGCCGGGCTTTCGATACCACTTGACTGGGCGTACAGGAGTGTAGAGACGTTGGAGCGCTTTACTCAAGAATCCGTTATTGAAGATTTCATCATCCACCTTCATCACGGTTCCTATAAGCCGCGTCTCCAAAAAGGACTTGCAATTCTTAAAGGTATCCGCAGCGGTGCTTAGTAGTTGTATCGTAAATACGTCAGTCTTTGTGACATCGATAAAAGAGTAGCACGGAGAGAGCTCAGAGTTGTTCTTTATGAATTCCGTCATACAGGTGAAGATTTCTTTAATGTCTTGTGTACTACAATTACGCTTCGTTTCGGTGCTACATATCATAAAAGCCCTAGGATTTGTAAACTGAAGCAGCGAAACACAATAAGACTCATTTTCCATAACAACTTCCTCTTTGCACCCGTGGACCCTAATAACTTCTTCTTTCAATGATTCCATTTTAATATTGTCTATCAAATAAAGTCTTGTCTTTAATCCGCAATATTAAATTCACTATAAACATAAATGGATAGAAAAATACCAAGAGCGTTAGATTCTAGAGTGATCCATGTGGATAGTGCATTTAGAAGGTCAGATGAGTCTGTGAACAAGTACAACATTTTCTTTAATTCATATGATAAGAAAAAAGCAAAAATTGTAAAAGATGTCGTAGGATTACGTATAAACAAAGCCACTATACCCAAAGTACATGATAACATCATACCGGGCATCAACATACTTAACTTACATGTAACACCAACTTCAACAGTAATTAGAACACTACAGTCCGAAAGTGATCTTGTACAATATGTAAGCGATTTGAGTTCTAGTCTAGTATTGACTACAAATGTTACCAGATTGAGTAACACTCGCTACACTGAACTACAAAGAGGACTACTTCAAGTTTCAGAGCCTGATACAGTCATTTGTAAGTACGAAATAAGTTCTACAAATGGTAACCAGTTGTTAATTTCATCATCCGAGTTTCCCAACAGTACTTCTTTTGAAAATGATTATGCAATGTTAGTAACATCTGAAAAGAAAAGATGGAATATATCATTTCCTCTCACACTTAGTTTATCTGTTGCAGAATCTCATAGAATACTTTTGAAACCTGGTTATTACCCCACATCTTCAATGATTATTGGAGAGATATTTGAAGCTTTTGCTACAGTGACCAGTGGGGTGAACGACAACCTGCAGTACTACTACGACTGGAATAATACGAACACGGACACAAACGGTTGGTCGGTCTACAAAGAAGCACGGGGTAAATGGACACTTTATTTTAGAACATTCAACAACAATGATGATATGAATATTTATTTCAGCAGAGAACCCGGAGCACATGACGTACTGCATCAGCTAGGTCTACGATCCACTCAGTCGAGCAATTGGGCAGTTGCCACCCCCCCCGCCAGCTATGATACTCATCTCTACAAGATGACCAAGCACACTATAAATTCACCACCGTCCACTGCCAACGCAGACAACACTATCATAGGTAGATCTACACTTAATTTCTCAAGTATATTCGAACTTCAGTTTCAGCAAATCAATCTCTCGCCAAGACGGTATGTAGATATAATCATAAAGAATATACCAAATTCAGCTTTAATAACCAACAGTACGATTCACAATGAGGTTTTCGCAAGAATTGACCTTGCAAAACATAATGTATCATACTCTTCTTCTATGACTACAACCACACAATCAAACACGCAAGAGGATTTTGACGAATCGTCCTCATCAGATACTTTTGCGGTCTTTGAAAACAACACAACTAATAAAATGCCTCTATTTGATCCAATCAGCTTAGATCACTTACAAATAGAACTCGTGGACAACATGGGCTATGCCTACATAGCGGAAAGAGACCACACCATGCAAATAGAACTGACAGTGTTGGGAGACTCAACTGTACAGTTCGACTTTCCAACGAAAAATATAGGATCCGTTTCACCACCCCGTAGACAACTCACAGAACTCCCGGAATTCCCCGAGCACAAACCAAGTCACAAAAAGAAAAAGATAAAAATTCATGAACCACCAAAAAATCCATCGCCAATTAGCGACTGGATATATGACAACAGATTAGAGTTCGGAGCAGGCACAGCGATTTTTTTTACTGTTTTATATCTTGCTAACAGACTGAGTTTGTTGTTGCCTTCTTCACCACCTCTTGAGGCACCGTCACAGGGTCACAGATCTTAAACAATACGAGTGCTTTATCGGCTCGCTCCGACTCGCCCAATGCAGGTTCTCCAGGCTGTTTTTGGAAGGATTGTTGTCTGTGTGGTCGGTGTCCTGGTCGTCATGCCTGACTCGTAGAGGTCGCGCAGGTCACCGCCAAGCGAGACTTGCATGTGCGTGAGGACCGCTAGCTGGACGTACTGATGGTCCATGGTGCGACTTCGAGGGTTTCTGGACACGATCGGTGTTGTGCGAGCACCACAAGGAAAAATACGACTTGACGTATTCAGGCCGAAGGTGCTGTCAATGGTCAATCCATATATTTAAAGACTTTGTTTTCTACTCTTTCACAATAAAGCCAAAGGCTTTTGCTCCAGGTACTGATGTCATCAGCGACACCGCTGCCCCATTGCTTATGGAGTAGCCCTGAAGAATGGGTATGGGTGATGGCTGATTCGATCTAATCCTGAAAATCATGGCATCAACTGTTGTTGGCCAGCTCGTCAACCGAGTTTTGGTGGCATTTGCTGTAAGCATAGATGAAGATATCACCCTAACGAAAATGGTACATTCCACTGGACTAGAAACATACAAATGAACAGCTTCTTTTGAAGCAGATTGGTTTGCGACATGAAATATTGTGTCTGTTGTGAAATCCAATATTTCCTGTGCAGTTGAATTTATAGTTGGATACACAGGCACCGGTTGTGGAACACCCTGAGCTATCCGTAGTTGGTTATGCAAATTATTCCAAAAAAGAGTATCTTTCATTCTATTATACACAATCATTTTTTGGAGAAAAATATTTTTATATTACGTAACTATATCAGATTCAACCTGTCTATGTTGAACAATTTTTGACCATTGCACCTGGGGTCACCTCTGTCAACAAATCTGTGTGGCCAATGGGTTGTTGATATACCATCTGTAAACGCTCGTAAACGAGCCTGACATACCTCTGGCGTACAGAAAGATTTAGGTACGTATGAGAAATACGCAACAGTCCTTTCGGAATTTGTGTCCTTGGGAGGTAAAACACAATGTGCCGTTCTAGAATCCCAAACGAACAAATCCCCAACATCAAGTGACGGAACGATTGGAGTCATGCAATGTTTGAAAATTATATCATCATCTGGTATCTCTAAATACTCCCAGCCACCTGACCCATCACCAAGTCTATTTGCTAGTGCCTTGTGATACAGATGAGACCTAGGTAAAACACTTATTGAACCAGTGGATTTGTTGGATTTTTGGATTGCTAAAAAAGATTGATAACATTGAACACCATCAGGATGGCTCTCATCTTGATCTATATGCCATGGTAGCACAAGGCCGCCCTGGTTTTTTGATCTGTGATTTACACCATCAAATCCAACAATCAAATCGTCTGTTTTCCATAGGTACTCAAATATCGATTTTATTCTGTTATCTGTCCTCAAATTCCACATCAATTCCGAGTGTGCCATATGAGGTGCTGAAGACTTCACTATTTCATTCTTCAACAGTTTACACTCATTTACAGGTATTACTGATTTAAAAATTTCATATCCATTTTTTTGCATTTAAGTTACCATTCAAGCTTGTTTTTAATAACAGAAAACTCTTAAACGATTTTCAATTTTACGTACAATTTTGATATGTCACCCACTTTCCAAGGTTTTGTTTTTGGTTTATTTTGATACTGTGCAATCATCATTAATGCTTCCTCAGAAGAATTAAAGTCGTCTAACCAACTGGGAAATTGCATGGAAGTCTGGACATTTGCTACTGTACATGCATTTCCGGATTTAGCAACAGAACATTGCGCAGCAAGTGGTTCTTTTCTTACATATGGGTCAGTCACTAAATGATATTTTAAGAAATTATTTTTCCCATGAAAAATAGATTTCTTCATCTTTTCTGATTTGGAAAGAGACACATTCAATGAATATACTAAACTTGTTAAATAATTAGACCTCGAACCATCCCTTATATGCTGCATTACTTTGAACAAGTCCAGCTTCTCTGTGTAAACAGAAGGTTCGTGCCACGGGAAAAGATTTAAAACGGGCTTGGAATCATAAGTTTCTTGGTAAGTGTTACTTATATTCTTGTTCTTTGCTCTTAATTTTGTAACTCTATCATTATCAAATAACTTTACCAAAAATGAACAATTGTTCATAAAAATTGGTCTCTTCATAGTCTTAGTTCGATTCAAGTACACGAGCTTCCTATCCGCCCGTTTACAATACTGAATCATGATATTGTGAACATGTAAATCGTTGTGCCGTATACCCACTCTATAATTCACTTCAATTGCATAAAGAATTTGAATCAAAAGATTGCGACAGTCATCTATGTGATATGTACTACTACTTTCAACAAAATTATCCAAAAACTCACCCAAATCTATCATATTATCAAAAGTCTCTGTTATCAACACAGTTGATGGTTCAGACATGTCATAACTTCTCAGACGAAACGGACACACACGAGAGTCTACTATTTTCGTCATTAAAGAATAAATGATCTTCTCATACTGCAATCCAGCCAACCGGCTTCCCCTGGATTTCTGAATTTTGGCGACCACAGGAAAAAAACCGTTCGATCCTTTACAGATAATCTTATACACAAATGATCTGCTACCTGTCCCCTTTGATAGTAATTTACTTTTGACAACTACATCTTTGTTACCATTGTAGATCGATATTTTCCTGTTTTCGTATTTAAATTTCAAATTAGTTGGTAAAGGTTTTGTTACACTACACATCTACAATAGTTAAACAAAATTATTTAAAGCGTCTATTTTTGTACTATATTTTTGAAAGAATATGGTATAGGAGCTATGATAGCTATGATACTGACCATCCTTGTTTCAATGCTAGTCTACATTTTCTGGTTCATGAAGTCGGAATTTCATCGTGTATTGGACCGCATAGATCAATCAACACTAGGTATTGCACGAATGCAAAGAGAACTCACCCAATCAACTGTAAAGCAATTGAATGATCAATTACAGGAATCGTTCGGAAGATTAGAAGAAGAATATGATGGTGAAGAGGAGGACGAGGAAGAGGAGGACGAAGAGGAGGGTGAGGACCAGGAGGGGCCGGATGCCCCTCTAGAAGAGATCGATGAAAGTGATGAACTCAAAGAGGATACACAAGAGACTGTTGAGGACACCCCAGATGTTAAGGCTATCGAAAAGGAAGTCGAGACAGCCATAGAAGAACTAGACGCAGTTATGACCGAAACAATCCCAAAAAAGCGTGGGAAGAAGCCACAGAAATAAATATTTGATAATTAATAATGGTAAAACTGGGTGATCTAGAAGGATTTAATTACCTTTACAAAAATCTTGACTTTTTGATAGTACCTTTATACATACTAGCACATACTTACTATTTGTACAGTCCATATTGGATGATCTTTGCTGCTGTTATATATGTTATTGGAATTATCTATTTTGAATTAGTTTTTATTTCTACAGTATTCATTTCTTTTTTTTCAGCAGAGCTTTTAATCAATCAAAGAGTCTTGAGATCATCTGACGCAAATACAAGGAATTATGCCATAATAGCTCTCACAGTAGTTTTTTCAGTGTTCATTATTACATTGTTAACAGGAGGCATAGAACCTTACCAAGGGGCTATTGCATTATTAGCATTTTACATACTCCAGGCTCGCTTTAGAACGTCACAACTTACTTTTGCCAAAATTTCAGAAATAAATGAAAAGAAAATAAGCTAAAAAAATCTTATGAAGTAAATAAGCTAAAATAAATTCTTATGAAGCAACTCATTTGAATATTTATTTTGTTCACCTAATAATAATGAAAAAGTCAAAATCAAAAAGAAGTAAATCAAGTATTTCTTACGCAAATATATTCAAAGTTTCGTTTGTATCAGGTGCAGGCACTTTTCTTGGAATTGTACCTCAATTGATTGTTTCAATCTTTGTGTTTATTTTAGGATTAAGTTTGAAAAATGAAGCGGACAGGAATGGATCTCAAGGTTTGTATTATTATTTAGGAATCGCAATCATGATACTAGGGTCGGCACTTGGCCTCGGAATGGGTTCAAGCATTCTTTTCAACGAAATATTTGAATAGGACTGTTCACATTTTGATTCCGATTTTTTATCTTTTCCAGTCTTCCCTAAATCATTATTGTAGTCACAACTTCTGAATATTCACCGATTCCTTTCACGGCCGGTATAAAAATAGCTATATTTTTATAACCGTTCTAAAATCGTTTTCATATGGTTTATAAAAAAGTGTGATAGTGTTAATAGAATGTTACGTTCTTATTGTACGTGTGGTTGGAACAATGCAGATGATAAAAATGATACGAATTTTAAGAATCACATTTTTGGTGATATAGATGGAAATCACAGGATGTGTTCCTTTGGTGAATGGAATTTATGCCGAGAATTATCTCAAAGAGACAACACGATAAACAATCTTGAATATCAGTTGGAATCCAATTGTAGTGAAGAGGTGATTATTTTGAGGGAAAGGGTGTTATTACTGGAAAAACAGGTTGAAATTTTGAAAGAAAATTTGTATGCAAATAAAAATGAAAGGTCAATTGGTAAACACGCCAGCGGAGAAGTTTCCGGGAGGGGGTCCTCCACCGAATCTTCCTCCATCGAATCTTCCTCCACCGGATCTTCCTCCACCAAATTTTCCTCCACCGATTCCTCCACCGAATCTTCGCGGAGTCGGCTTAGTAAAAGACGCAGCTCAAGTTGATCTTCGTGGTGTTGGGTGGAAAGAGATAGTTTTGACACGAGATGATTTTGAACGATTAAATTCTAGATTGAAAAGACCTGAGATACCTCTTGTTACTGAGGAAAAGTATGAAAAACCTATTTTTGTATTTTTGCTTCCACTTTTGTATTTCATTTTGGTTTTTAAAGATGATCAGATGCCTGAACTTATTGAGGGATTACTCAAAGTTTTTTTGTTTGGGCTTGCTGTTTTTTTCATAATGTATGATGACACATTGAAAAGGATGCGTGTGAATATAACATCCCGAATACTGATAGGGTTTTGTTTCGGAGGTCTGCTGGTTGCGGCAAGCACAATTTGAGTTATAATTAGTGACTCAATACATTTTCATTATAAATACTTTTTAACGAAATCGACAAAGTTGGTGTGTTCGGTTTGGCTGGACGATCCATGTAGGAGACCCGCTTTGTACTTCTGGGTCAAGTTGATGTGGTTGTTGACTGTGAGGTGGTCGAGGGCTTCTTTCCTTAGAGTTTGGCAGTACACTTTGTCTGCTCCTGCAGAGAAGACCAGGAGGTCGATGTTCACTGGCGTGATAATTGGAACAAGTGTGTGTAAGAAACACGATCGAGATACCATGGCAGCTGTGAGTTGTGGCAGCATGGCTGTTGCAACAATATGGTAGACGAGCGTTCCTCCCTGTGAGCAACCACCAAGGATGAGTTTGGTTTCAGCGGCGTGATATTCTTGTACGATGTCCAGTATGTAATCGCATTCTTGTTGTAAATGCCTGATATTGATGATGTCATGTTGGTCTTCACCATCCCGTTTGGTGTAGTAGTCGTACCAGGCGTATGTTTGTTCGTTATCTGTGCTCCAGTGGAGATGCCGAAGCGGTGCCGACGGCGCTACCACCTTGCAGCCCATCTGCGCGAGCTCGTCAGCAAGTTGATAGAATGAGGAACCTTCATTGTACAGGCCGTGGAGCAAGATGACGGTCGCCTTTGTTTTCTTGAAGGGTACGTGGGTGACGACTATGGGAGGCCGCGTGCAGTGTCGCGACATACCGTGTTTTGAAGCCCTTCCGGAGTGGCGGGAAGACGCTTTCTTTTGAGGAGGGTTTGAGGCGGTCGGGGTTTAGGGGTTCCACATGTGTATCTATTGTTGTGCTGTCACAAACCCGACCGCGATCACGAGCGCATCTAGACGACCATAGAAGCGTCCACGCGTCTACGCAGAGTGGCTTCTAAGGGTGAATGTAATACCCCCCTGGTAGTAAAATCTGCAAGTTGTTTAGTAGAATATTTTTAGTAGAATATCACCAAAATGACTTAAAAGGTATATTAAGTTCATTATAAGAGCGGAAATGCTTACATATTCCGAAATAATAAGTCTTGTTGAAGACATGAAATTCGAACTTACACGCACTTCTAAACATATTGCAGTTTTGATGAATGGATCCAGAGTGGAAGGTTTGTTTCTTAATAAATACGCAGTTCACGCAGAAGAACTTGCAGTTTCTTTTTTTGTTGCGCACAACAGAAGAATAAAAAAACCACGATTGTACATAACTCGTAAGAGTCCTGTAAATAAGATGTCAAGACCATGCAAGCATTGTTGCGGTCTTTTGAAACGATTTCCACAAATAAGGGTTTTTTATACCGACAAAGAAGGCGAGTGGGTAGAAGAAGAAAATTTTGACGCTATTCACATTTCTCATCGTAGAAAAGAATGTGGATTTTGTATATTCTAATGTTCTAATTACAAATTAAAATATTGCATTTATATTAAATGTTAATTGTTGAAAAGAAAATCACAGGCAATGGTAATGCTGCTCATGAACAGCTGCTACACAACCGAACACATCAAACGTTCATGATTCCAAAACTTGCAGGAATCCCAATAGCGAATGTAAAACACTTTCCAAATCCGAAAACATTAAGAAATGCTTTTAATAAGAGTACTCCTGAGCACGAAAGAAGGCTGCAAAATGCTCTGCAAAGTGCTTTGAAAGAATCTAGAAAATCAAGATCTAATAAGGAAATCGAAATGCAACGTCTAAAATCTGTTTTGGAATCAAGAATTGGAGGAAATGCACCACTAATATTAACATCATTAGTTTATCCAAGAATAAGTTATCCAGGACAAGAAGTACCAAAAACTAGAAGAAGTAATATACGGAAAAACAATGATAATGTACGGAGACCAAAAAACTCCTCTAAATCAGCCATGCCGATTACTGTTCGTAATAAATATTATAATACGGTTATCTCCCCACTATGATTCCGAAAAGGTAGGTGAGCGTGGATTTATTTTATAAAACATCAACATTGTAAATTACTCCAAAATTGTATACTCTGTCGGGTCTTGCCGCCTCGAGAGTTTCGATGTTGTGAAGCCCAATATCTCTTAAAGCTTGTCGTTTTTTCTTTTGTTCTTGGGATATTGACTTTTTTATACGTCTCCTTTCTGCATGTTCTTTTTCGTCCATTTCGTCAAGTTGTTTCAAAATAGGGGAACTTTTGTCTTTGAATTGTGTTCTCAAAATTCTGTACTGTCTACGTAGATCTTCTTTTCTAGGTTTTATCACGTTTTTGAAGAGTTCTTTGTGTTGTAGTAAATCTTTTTCATGAATGAGTCGAATTCTTTCAGATTCTGAAATGACATTTATTCTGTCTTTTACGAATGAATCTGAAGTTAGTCCATCTTTTTCCTTTTGAATTAGTGTTTTTGCGCGATGGAAAATGTCTGGTGCTTTAAGTTTTACTAATGGAGGTTCTCTGCATAACGGGCACGTTTCTTGTTTTGATCTAAACCATTTTAATATACAGTTTGTATGGAATCTGTGATCACATTCCTGCAGAGCATGTGAGTCTTCTGATGTCATTTTGGAGAAACATATTGAACATATTTCTTTTTCGTCTGCATCATCACTGAAACAAACTTCTTCATCTGTAATTTGAGTATCAATGATTGCGAAACCACAAAATGTTATCTTTAATAAATAAATTTATTGAGTATGTACATTTTCAAATACAATGCGGAATAATATCAAATTATGGAAAAAGCATCATATTTGCTTGACAAGTATCCGGGTAGAAGACATAAACAATTTGCGTAGAAAAATGTGTGATCCTCTGGGATCAGAGAGGGAGGAGGGGCCATAGCCTTGTTTGTTTTTTGTTTCTTCTCTAAACTTAAGGAAAGAAAGAAGGAAGCAAAGCAGTAGGGTCGGCTCCCTGACTGACCCTCCTGGGGTGACACATGTGTATACCATTCAAAGCCGACCGCCTCAAAAAAGCCGACCGCCTGGTTTCGCGCGCTTTGGCCGTCGTCAATGGAGTCTCCGTCTCGCGGAGCACGGGTGGGTAGTCCTCAGACTACCTTAGTCAACAATCGAGCAGTGGTTGAGATGGAAGATGCTGTCCATGAAAGACTGGATCATGTGAAGCATGATATCTGTCAATTCCTGAGTGGATTTCACCGGTGTCCGCTGCCAGACTATCTGATGACACCGTCGGGTTTCTTCTCTGCTAAGATGACAGTTCATTCGATCATTGAAGATGTACGAAAACTTCTGCAATCGGCTTTGACTACCATGTTCTACCGCCCCGGTCTTTCTCCCCCGGAGCAACCTCTAACTTCTACGTGGCTTGTAGTTCACATCGCTCAGATCTTGTGTACTCAAGTTCACAACCCTTCGCAACGGCATTTCTTTCATATTCCACGTGGTGACAGCTTTGATGTTGTGTTTCTGGATGAGAATATGGTAAATGGTCGTCAAATCATCTACCTTTGTGTCGCACCAATGTCAGATGAAAACGTGGAGCCTGCGCGAGTGGAGCTGTTTTGCCGTGGTCTTGAAGAGCCCGAGCAGTCGTTTTTTGAGCACAGGATTATTGAGTGTTTGTCTCAGATGCTGTCGTAAGGAGTCGTAAGGAGTCGTAAGGAGTCGTAAGGAGTCGTAAGGAGACGTAAGGAGTCGTAAGGAGTCGTAAGGAGTCGTAAGGAGTCGTAAGGAGTCGTAAGGAGTCGTAAGGAGTCGTAAGGAGTGCAATAGGGTTACCGGGGGGGGGCGAACATCACGTACTAAAGTATATTCAGCAAGCTGAGTCAAGTATAATCAATTCATCATTGCCTAATGTTATTGGTTTATAATAACGAAAAAACCACCCTTTTGTTTAGGTGTATTCCCCCACCATGTAATGAAACGCAGACCAGTACCTGTCGGATTCGATCCACCCACCGGGAACCATAGATTGTACCTTCTTTAGAAAGGAGCGTACTCCACTTTCTTCACATCGATACTCAACCGTCCTTGCCATATAGTCACTAAACATTAAAGAACTGTCCTATTCACAATGTTATTTAGGTGCTCATCACGCAGTGAATCTTGTCCAACTGCTCCTTGTACCGCCTGCCACCATCCTCCCCGCCAACGCTCGCTTTCATCCTATCTTGATGGTCCAGGAACCGAGACCCCACGTGAGTCTCCTCATCTGCCTCCGCCTCCAGATGTCCAGAATTCTCGTCATACAGCTGCTCCAACACATCACCCTTCGCCTTGTTTTCCCACTCCTTCTCCTCACCCTCACCCACCACCACCACCTGGTAGATCGCTCGCTTCTGATTTGGGACACGCAAGTTCTGGTTCACACCTCCCGGAGCCCGGCGGTGCTTCAGCTTGATGAACTGAGGCACTGCATTAGCAGGATCGGCCAGTAACGCCTGAATTTGCTCGTGACTTATGTGCTCGATCGACTCCTTCCCAAACACATTAATGTGCTGCTCCACCACGTAACGGTTGTTGGTGGTGTTCACTGTCCTTGGCTTCTTCGCCACCCGGATCAACTCCTTGATCTGTTTGTCCTTTGCTGTTAATTGTTCCTTGGCGTCACGCCTTGTTTCTTCTAATTGCTTTTCTAGTGTTGCTATACGAGCATCCTTATCATCAAGAATTAATTTGCAGCTTTTCCTATGTCGCGACCAATATGTCATTGTCATTGTGGTATAACCACACGCACACACACGAGCCTCCTTGTACTGTGTTGTTGGCATCTCTTCTGTTTTCCACATAAATTTATTGTTTTTAATAGGATGACATCATCCTGACATCATCCTGACATCATCCTCACGTCCTCCTGCCACTCTCTCACTCATACTTCCCCTGCCAAAATACACAATATTATAACATTTTTTAAGATATCGCGAAGAAAACAAGGGGGGGGGGGGCGGAGGAAAATATAAAACTCAAAAAATATTTTTGGCCATTGGCATCCTGGAATTTTTTTTGAGGAATTTCTTTTGAGGTATTTTTGTCCATGGTATTAAAACAGCAAACACAAGCCCGTGCTTCTTTAACCGAGTCTCCTCGTCCGCTTACTCTCAACCATACCAGGGTGTGTCGCACAACTTGTGCATTGTATTGGGCACTTGTGTCGAGTTCACATTATCTAGGTCACAAATTAGATTATTCTGAAGTGTTTCCCATAAACAAAATTCAAATTAGATTATTCTGAAGTGTTTCCCATAAACAAAATTCAAATAAAACATTTGTTTCATCACGAGAACCCCAAGTACAACTTTAGCATACTACTCCCCTTTGATGTGATGTTTAAAACATCAAACTTGTTTATTGAGGTTGCGGGCACAAACAAAAAAAACGTGGCACAATGTTTTCACTGTGCTACTAAGGTGCACTATAATATAACATTATAGAAAGTATCGCGAAAAAAAGAAGCGGGCTACCGCGCGAAGTGCGATCGTTATGACCGAACGTGTAGGCTTTATCATAATTCTAATTACTAATTAATTAAAAAATGAAAACATCAACAAAAGTGCAACAATGATGATAAAAGAAAAAGTTATTGTATCATCTATACCTTCTATAAGTGACGACTCGACATTCGTTTTTTCAACCACAACTTCTTCAGTATTCACGGGGTTAGCTTCTTCAGAAGAAGTTTCAGAAGCTAAAGAAGTTTCAGAAGCTGAAGCAGCTTCAGCTTCAGAAGCACCAGCGTTCTTGCACCAAGTATGGACTTCACCCGTTTTGTTCTCGTCTTGAATATTCGAGCAGTAAATGACTGCACCCGGTGGGGCATTTCCAACCTGTATACGCTTCTGGGCACCTGAAATCTTATATGCAGGTTTATCACCATAACTGCATATATGTGTGCACGCCTTGTTTGATAATTCATGTGATTTTTTGAAAACTTCAATATCTTTTTTGGCAAGGCTAATGGTTGAGTGAGGCTTACAATGATACGTTCCTGTACCGTCCATGCACATTACCCATGGCCGTGAAAAAATTGATGGACATCCCGAAGCTTGATAGTGATGATTGCAGCTTGAACCATTTCCACATCTAGCAGAGGAACACCCTAAAAAGAAACTCTTTTGTATTGAGGTCATTATAATGTAACACATAAAAAAGTTTGTCATTTTAATTTAAAAATAAAAATACACATATAAAAATGATACACCAGATATGGTTTAATTTAGGAAAAGGAAATGCACCACTCGAACCCAATGGAACAGAAAGTTTTAAAACTTATTGCAAAAATAACAACTTGGAATACAAACTTTGGTCGGAAAAGGAAGCTGACGATATTATTCACAATATGTCACCCAGAATACAAGCTATCTGGAAACACCTCCCTCATGCAATCACTAAAATTGATTTCTTCAGATACATTTTAATGTTTAAATTCGGAGGAATGTATTTTGATATCGATTTTCATTGCATAAAGGGTTTAAATGTCTTACAAATTGAAGACTGCTGCTGCCTTTGTGAAGAATGGCCATTTTCATTTAAAAATGGATCTTTACACAATGGTGTATTGATATGTAAGTCACCTAAGCATCCTTTCTGGATAGACGTATTATCTGAAATAGAAAAACGGCTGAGTAATTTGGATAGGGATGCGCTAGCGGACATTCAAAAGTCAGTTTTCAAACTTACTGGAACTGCTATGCTCAGGGATGTTGCATATTCATATATAAACAACCGAAAGTCATTACTAGGTCATTCTATTATCATAATGCCATATGGGTTTTTCTGTCCTCTTGTATGTCAGGACGGAACCTACATTGACAGTTATGATAATTTTGATCGCGTAAGACATACACAAACATGGAGTGTTCCGTCAAAACAAATCATAAATAATAATGCAAGAAATTTCACATCAGGATTCCTGGGAGCCTCGGTCAAAGTGTGGCAACAGAAATTTGATTGTTAATACTGAATTTTGGAAATGGTGCAGAACAAAAGCGAACGAAGGACACCGTATTTATAAGCGAGTACAATGCACCAAAAGACATTAAATGTGTATGGGAAAAGGAAGTAAATAGTAGCCTTACTAAAGATACAGGAAGCAAAAAAGCAAGTGAGAAGCTGTTTGTGTATTGTGTGTAATATCCAATTCTTCAACTGCATTGAAGGGATTTTGTCTATTCTTTACAAACAAAGCGTATTTGTGAGCACTTACACTCATATTTTGATGAAATATTTCCGCATGTTCACATATTTTGAATTGGTACAGTGATTTATCTTGATTTCTGAATACCTGCTGGTGATTTTCTTCCAGTATACATAGTATGTGACGTCCAAGGTTCGTACCAGTGTAAGCGGGAGCTGGTATATCAGTTTGCGCCATAATTATTTCTCAATCTACTCCTGTGTTTTTAAAGATTTAAAAACACAGGGGGCAAAACGACACTTCTCACGATTACAATTTCCCTTCCGCATAAGACGGTTGCAGAGCATATTATGCGCAACAACATTCACATACTTTAGGACGTTTCTATAGATATTTTCGTTGCTCCCTTCTACCATGTACATAATCTGAAAAAAAACATCAAATGGAAGGCAGCTGATATGAGCATTTCGTTTTATTTGTTCTTCACGTAAAAGGTCGTTGAATACACATATAGACTCGCAAATCGGTCTTTTTGATAAGAACTTTGTTGTTATTTTTGAGAATTCTTGCATCGCCACTGCGTCTTGCATCGCCACTGCGTCTTACTTCCGCTAGAGGCTCTCTTTAAGTTAAAGAAAACGTTATATCGAAGGCCATGTAATGAAGGTGTTGTTTGCTTTTTTGGGGATGATATCCGTTCCCTTCCTAGTGTATTGCGCAATGGTCCATTCCCAATTTTTACCAGTGTCGATGCATGTGTATTCAAAGTCATTGAGTCCATGCATGCCCCCACCACCGAGCCCATCGACCCCACTGGGTATTATGTGCCTGGGAAATCCATGTCGTTCGTGTTACAACTCATCGGAAGTTGGACGTTACACATACACGAGTGCTGTGCGTATTGCGGCGGGTGTGTGACCAACTGGAACTAAGCTCTATGAGGTGGGAGGTGTGAATTTGGCACTTTATTATTTAGAGATGAGTGAGTTTTTTTATAGTTCATATGATTTTTACACAGTTTCCTTTTGTACAACATAACATTGGGTGCTTGCATTGAGCTGTCCAAAGGCTATCACACACCCAAACGTTCGACCCACATAGTTCGTAAGGGTTCCGTAGGGGCTAGCGAGTCCGCACAAACCCTTTAGTACATTCAAACCCA